TCCTCCACCACGACCTGGCTGGGCGTGGGAATATCGACCACCCAGATCAGCATGTCCTCGTCGGTGAGGTACATCTGTGGCTTCAGCCTTGCTGCCGTTCTCGCTGTCGCTCCCACGCCTCACGCTCCTGAGCTTCCACCGCGAGCGCCAGCGCGCCGTCGCGCTCGCGATCCTCGGGGTGTCCGCCGGTGCGGTCGCCCCGGCTGGTGAGTAGGTCATGGATGGTCTTGCTGCGCCACAGCTCCTCGCGGTCGGCGCGCCACGTCGGACAGTCGGTGTAGCCCGCCTCGTTGAAGCAGTAGGCGGCCAGCGTCGATGGGTTGCGGCTGTCGATCAGGTCGTTCGTGACCCGGCACACGCAGCCGGTGCCACCCTCGGCCTCGGCGATCGGAGCAGCGGCGGGACAGGCGAAGGCGATCATGCGCAGACCTTACCTCCGGCTATGCCCACAGCCTCAAACAGGCTGTGAGGACTCACACGAGCTTGTCTGCGGCCCTCCGAGACCCTTGCCTAGCCTACCCCTCGCGCACGTCGTGTGCTCGCGTGAGCGCGTCGGGCCAGTTGTCGCCGTAGCCGTGCTTGGCCTCGCCGGTGGCGACGACGATCCAATGCCAGAAGTTGCTGACGCGCCCGTACGTCGGGTCGCGGTAGTAGCCGCTGGTGATCACGATCTCACCGTCGTCGGGGTGCAGGTAGTGCCCGCCGATCCGCAGCCTGATCGGCGGCAGGATCTCGTCGGTCACGTCCCGGGCGAGGCGGTACAGGTCGGTCATGCCGCGACCGAGACGTTTTCGACCGCGCCGGTCCACTCGTACTGCGCCGAGTTGCGGCGCTTGAGTCCTGTGGCCGCGATCGCGTGATCGTGCGCGAGCACCCGTAGCGCGTGCGTGATCGTGCCGGAGTTCAGCTTGGTCGCCTTGGCGATCTCGGACTGGTAGGCGGGGCCGTGCTCGCGCAGGTAGTCGGCGACGGCGTTCACAGCCGCTGGTCCGGCGCTCGTCCGCGCCGCGTCCACAGACGGCACCTTCACGGCCGGGGCGGCCAGCTTGGCCCACTCCTCACGCCGCCGTCGCAGCACCTTGGTCTGCTTGCGCAGGTTCGCGATCTGCTGCTCGATGCCGTCGATCTCTGCGTTGATTTCGTCCACGGCGGCCGCAGCCGCTTTGCGTGCTTTGTCCACAGCCTGTGTCATGACATTTCTCCATTCATGAGTTCGTCCTTGCCCTCATCCGGTCCGCCCCCGTCGAGGTTCTCCACAGGGTCTACCCGCCGAAAGCGAACGGACGGCTCCAAATCGTTTTTCACAGCAGCATCGTCTCCCGCTTGCGGGCGTACGCGGCCAGCGCATGGCGGGCCGTCGTGTACCTGGCGATGGCACGCTTGACTTCTATGTCCGCGCGCCCGGTCGTCGGAATCGGAACCCCGCCTCGGAGAATGTCGATCAGCGCCTCGGCAGCGACCATGTACTCGGTGGCCAGTTCGAGCAGCGTCAGCCACTCCTGCGTTGCCGGATCGGGATCGGCAGTCCGAACATAGGGGCCGTCGACGCGGTATCCCTGCCGTTCGTACTCGGCCACGTCGCCAGGGCCGATGATGTCCGGAGAGTCGCCGCTCGACGGCGTCGCGAGATAAATCGTGTCGCTCATGCCGCCCCCTCGGTGCCCGCCATCGCGTTCGCGAAGTTGAGCGCTCGGAGAACGGCCTCGGTCAGCTCAGGGTTGTCCAGTTGGGCGTTGCAGGTGACGGTCCCGTCCTCGATGCGGATCACGGCCTCGTAGCCGTCCGGGTCGCCGGGGTAGGTGTCGCGCCGGGCGACGATCACGTCGGTGAACGTGTCGTGGCGCCCGTGCTTGACCTCGATTCGGTATTTGGGGAAACCGGCCATTCAGGGCGTCTCCCCGAGACCCTTGGCGCTCTTGACGTAGGTGACTCGTGCCATCGTGTGTTTCTCCTCGGTCAGGGGGACTGGGTACTTGCCCAGAGTAGCACACAACATGCGCTTAGTCGCCTAGTGCTCGGCGCGTGTGCTCGTCGGTCTGTGTGATCGCGTCGAACTCGCCGCCCTGCTCAAGCTCGTCCTGCGAGTAGAGCACCAGCCTGATCTTGCTCTTGGCGGCACATGCAGTGCAGAGGCGAATCTGTGAGGTCACACGCTCCTGGTGCCTAGTGCCGTGTTGCGAGCGCATCGCTTCCACGGTCGCTAGCGCCTCGTCTACGTCGAGGCCGACAGCCGCACAGACCACGCCGCCGGTCCACTCCGCATCACCGTAGATGAGGAAGAAGGTCTGGGTGCCGCCCCGCATGCAGCGAATACAGGGCTGTTTGGGTACGGGGCCGGGCCAGCGCTGGATACGGTCGCTCATCGTTCGGTCTTCCAGGCGCGCCAGGACACCAGCGGAATGTCGAGGTGCTGCTCGTGGGGATCCTTCCGGCCGTGCAGCTTGATGTAGGCGTACGCGCGGACGTGCGGGTGCTCGACCGGCTCGGTGTCGATGTGGTCGTGGAGCATCACGAACGTGAACGTGCTGATGCCCTGCGGGTCCAGTCGGCGTACCAGCTTGGGCGGGAGCTGCCGGTTGTAGTTGACGGCCTTGGCCCGCTGAACCGCGCCCAAGAGCTGCTTGTAGGACGCCCAGCGTCCGGCTTCCAGGTTGTCGTCAGGGAAGCGTTGGATCGCGTCGGTCATCGGATCAGCTCGAACGCCCGGCGCTTCATGATCAGCGGCTTGTCATCGGGGCCCTTCACGTGCGGCGCGATCCAGATCTGCCGGTGGACCTTCTCGCTCGGATACCACTGCTGGCGCCAATGGCCCGACACCATCCAGCGGTGCGACCACTCGACCTCGCGCTCCTCGCCCTCGTACTGCGGCGTCTTGGCGCGGCGCAAAGTGAACACCACGACCGTCTTGATGTCCTTCCAGGTGGCGCGAGCGCGTTTCCAGGTGGGCCGGGCGACGCGCTCGTGGCGGGGCACGGCGATCGTCTGCTGGCAGAGGCGGAAGAACGTCTTGACGTGCGCGAGCATGTCGCGAATCGAGTCGTCCTTCTCGTAGACCTCTGACTCCTGGCCGAAGCGCATGGTGGTGACGTACTCGATCACGAGGTCTGAGCCGCCGATCCGAATGTCGCTGTAGCGGTTCTCGTCGTCCAGCGGGTCGCCGTCGCCGCGGTGCGCGTACAGCGTGACGATCACGCCCGTGTACGCCTGGCCGGATTGCGCCAGGCTGATCGCTTCGCCCGGCGCGGTCCGGTCGGTGGTGGGATTCCACTGGATCGCTCGGAAGGGCATCTGCAGTCCGCGCGTGTCGGTGACGTACAGCGGCTTGGAGAAGTAGGCGAAGCCGGACGGCGTGATCAGATCGCTGACGATCAGCGGCTCAGGCTTGCGGGTCTTGTGGTCGGCGGCGTAGTCGACCAGCTCGGTCAGGTCGGCGCTGACGTACATCGGGTCGCAGTCAGACAGGTTGCTGGTAGCGGCGTGCACGAGCATGGACGCGTACTCGGGGTCGCCCATGACGATGTCGCCGGTGGCCGCGTCGAACACGCCTGCGCGTCCGAGCGACTGCACGAAGCCGTCCAGGTACTGGCGGCCATCCAAGGTGCCGAACGACCGCAGCAGCGATGTCTGCGCGTCCAGGGCGGTGTCCCAGCCCTCGTCGTGAACGGTGCGCCGCCGTTGCGCCGGTCGCTCGGCGGCAGCCAGGCGTTCGCGGCGCTCGCGCGGCGTCTCCCACCGCGCGGCCTGCTCCGTGGTGGCGTCGATCCCGCCCTCGCGCGTGTTCTCCAGACGGGTTGATCTGGAGGCGGCCTGGCGCTTGGTCAGGTGCGTCCCACTGGTGCTGCGCTTGCGGGCGCGTTTGCGTTTACTCATGGGGAACCTTGCTCCTCGGTCGGGAGTATGCTCACAGACTAGCACATGCTGTGAGCACTAGCGCAGCGCGTCCTCCCACTCGGAGTCCATCTCGGCCAGCCGGACGATGGCCCACTTGGTGGCCTCATCCAGCGCCCACGTCCACCGTTCGTGCTCGGGGTCATACCAAGTGCCTACGGGGACGCCGACCAGTTTCGGTTGGCCGTCGTGCTTATGGATGCCCGCCCGATCGCACAGTGACTCGGCGACCGTTGGCGTCATCGACACGTGCACGAGCGGGTCGTGGTAGGTCATCGGTGAGTCGCCTTCCAGTGCTCGTACAGCGACTCGACGGCAGCGCCAAACGTATCGTTCTCAGCACTGAACCCGCCGCCGAAGTGCGTCTCGGCGAACCACGTTTCGCGGTCGCTCATCCACACCGAGCCGATCGGGTCGTCACGGTCGAGCCAGACCCCGATCCGGCCGGGGTCGTTCTCGTCCTCGACCCAGTCGAGGACGTGGCTTTCGATGGTGCGTTCGTTGGTCATCGGTCGCCTTCCTTCCATTCGGCCCACAGCCCACCGTCAACCAGGCTCCCGTCCTTACGCTCGACGCGGAGCCGGTATTCACCGGCCGTGGACAGCTTGATCAGGTTGTTGAGGTGCGCTACCGCGCTCGCGATCTGACGCAGACTCGGTGGGCCGTCGTGGGACACGCCGAGCGCATTGCGCACGTCCTGGCGGTAGCCACGGCGACGGCTTACGGTGCCGTCGAACGGCTGGATGGTCATCGCGCCTGCCGCCTTTTGATCACTCGGGCGACAACGGCAGCGTCCTGCTCGGTGTTGAAGCGGACATTCAGCCGGTGCCAGCCAAGGCCGTCGTTGGAAGTCAGAACGAACCAGGCGAGTTCGAACTCGTCATAGTCGACGCGGGTCCGAACGGTGCGAAACCGGAGGCGCTCGCGCTGATCGTGTGAATCCATCTTGTGCTCCTCGGTCAGGGGATTGGTACTCCCTCAGGGTAACACAAGACGTGAGCTACTGTCTAGTCGTAGTCGTAGACCTCGTCGCCGTCGTAGCCGTTGCTCTGCTCGATCGTGTACTCGCCCTCGCCGGGACCGGGGCTGTACTGCATCGAATCGTCACGCAGCGTCGAGCGCTCAAACCCGAGCTGCTCCATCTCGTCAATCGACGTGATCTGCTCCTGGCCGACCTGCTGGCGGATCCACCAGCAGTCCGCCGCCACCAGCGCGTAGACCCCGGCCTGCGCCCAATCGTCGGGCCCGTCAGCGCGGTAGAGCACTTTGACCCGGCCCACGTCGTCCTGTTCGACGGAGCGAACGTTGGCGCACATCTGGCGGACGAAATCGTCGGGGAGGTCTTGAGGCAGGTACTCGCGCTGGGCGCGGATGCGTTCCTGCAGCGCGTCGATCGCCTCGGTGCGGCGGACGCTGGCGCGGCGCTGCTGATCGTCGACTGAGAGCACGTCCTTCTGCTGGTCGCTGGAGTAGCTGACGATGTACACGCGACCGGCGAATCGGTTGGCGAACGCGCGGGCGAGGCGACCCTCGGGGAGATGGTCGATGGCGGCCATGACCACCCGGTAGCGGTCCATCAGCTTCGCCAGCTCGTCGAAGCTGTCGACCAGCCCGAGGTACAGCACGCGATTCTGCGTGTCTGAGAGCTGCTCGGTGACCCACACGTTCAGGGCGCGGACGCTCGCCACGTCGACGCCCATCATCACTGGCCTCATGCCGTCGTAGGCAGTGGCCTGCAAGTAGCCGCGCTGGGTGGCGGCGACCATCGCCGGGGTCAGCCGGGCCCCTTCGGCTTCCCACGGCTCCCCGAGGTCGCGGTTGTAGAAGATCTGGCGCTTGTAGGCGACCTGCTCCTGGCTGGCCTCGATCAGCTTCGGGACGATGGTGTCGCTGGGCAGAATCAGCTTGGTGACGTGGTAGCCCCGCATGGCCCGGTCGGGGTAGGTCGCGACCCACTCGCCGACGGCCACGTCGAGCGCGTGATGGCACACCCGGCAGATGCGGATGCCGCGCTCCAGGTCGACATTCTCAGCCCAGGTGATCGCCTGCCACTCGCCGCAAGCCTCGCAACGGACCATCCATTCGCGCTGGTCAGTCTTGCCGTATTCCTTGTGGATGCCGTGCTCGGAGATCGTGGGGAAGCCAACGCGGCGGATCAGCCCGAGCGAGTCCTGGCCGCCAACGCGACGCTCGGCGATCGGAATGTGGGCCTGGACCAGCAGGTCGTGCTCGTCCAGACACAGGGCGTCAGCGTCAATCGACTCCAGGCCCGCCTCGGCCTCGGAGCCGCGGAAGTAGCAGATGCCGAGCCCCACGCTCTTGAGCGTCTTGTTCATCACGCTGGCGGGCGGCACCCGCGTGCGCAGATACTCACCCAAGATAAGCGGCTTGATCCGACCGTCTGAGAAGTCCAGGAGCTGGCGTTCGCGGGGGAAGATGTACAGCACCCGAGCGGCGTGCATATCGGCCCAGCAGAGTGCCCAGCGGACCAGCCAGGCGCTCATGCCGAGCTGCGTGGCCTTCATCACCACGACCTCGCGGTCGTCGAACCCCTGCTCGTACAGCTCGCGCTGAAACGGCCAGCGGGCGAAGTTCAACGGGCCCTTGGATTCGGGGACCTTCATCGCCCATTGCAGGAAGCTGGCGCGGCGCTGCTCCTGGGCGTCCAGGTCGGACTGCAGGGCGTCCAGGAACGCGTCGGTGACGCTCAGCCCGAAATGGTCGCGGGGATCAAGCTTCAGCGGGATGGCCGAGCGCCTCCAGGTGACCAACGCAGTACGGCTCGCGCGGCTCGGCCCACTCCAGACAGCCGAGCATGTCGCACTGCTTGCGTTCCGGCCGCGGGCGGCGGCGCTCGGCGCTGCGCTGGCGCGTCACCGACCCCGCTTCGATCTCCTCCCGGTAGGACGCCAGAAGGTCGCGGTGGTGTGCGCAGAAGCGCGAGCCGTCAGCCCGTTCCGTTAGACAGCGTGGGCTGCTGCACCGCATCGGACTTCAGGGCGTCGAGGATCGCGCGCTTCATCTCCGGCGTCGCGCCCTGCTCGGTGAGCACGGTCACGAGCCGCACCGCCAGGGTCTGAACGTCAAGCTCCAGCCGCAGGGTGCCGAGGTCGTGAGGCAGGATGCCGGTGGCCTGCATCAGCTCGGCGGTGCGGGTCAGCGCGTTGAGCTGCGCGTTGATGGCGGCGATCTTGACCGTGTCGGTGCTCGACTCGTCGGCGACTTCGGCGAGTTGCTCGGTCCAGCTATCGAGGCGGTCGAGCATCCCGTGGACGATGTGGATCGGATCGCGGCCCTGGTAGGTGGACTGGTTGTGCTCGCGCCAGGCGTTGTAGATCCGCTTGCACCACTCCTGGGTGAGCCCGTACTTATCGGCCAGGTACGGCCAGCTCTGGCCGCGTAGCCGGTCGCGGACCAGCTCGGCGTCGCGCTCCTCGCGCTCGGCATCGGTCAAACCCGGTTTGCGTCCGTGCTTGCGCGCCTGGCGCTCGGTCAGATCCTCGATCGAGTGCTCATCGCTCACGGGCGACAGGGTATCGCTGGGTCCGTGTCAGGAATCAATCGAGTCCTAGCGCGGGGCAGGCCTTAGGGCCCGTCAAGCGCGAGCGCCACGTCGGCGCGTGTCCACGTCTGTTCACGGACGAACACGAGTTGATCGGGCCGGACCTGGGCCTGAGCCAGCTCCCCCGGCTTCAGGCCCTTCCAGCCATAGACCGGATGCGGGATGGCAAGCGGCGCGACGATCCCCAGCTCGCCGCCTTCGTAGTAGGACTCGACCGTGCCCTCCACGCCGGGAGCAGGCACGAGCAGCACCTCGCCCTCGCGAGCGCGTACGACAGTGAACGGCGGCCACTCGCGGGCCAGCGCCTGGATGCTCTCAGGACGTGAGCGCAGGAACTCGGCGAAAACCTGCCACAGCTCGCCCTTTTCGCTCATTAGTGGCGCTGCGCCAGGTACGCCTGCCGCCTGGCGTCGCGATCAGCGTCGCGCTGCTTGCTCGGATCGGTCAGGTCGATTCCGAGCCCGCACCGGCGGCACAGGCCGCGCGGCGCGTCGTGGCCGTGGTTCTGGCAGATGAACGCCGCCGCCTGCGCCAGCGGAACGCCTGCCTCGCGCATCGCCAGATAGTGGGCGGTAGCGATGTACTGGTCGACAGCGAGTTCGTCGTAGCCCCGGAAGTCCGGGATCTTCGCTCGCATCTCGGCCTGGTAGTCACGCGGCTCCTCGGAGCCCTCGCTCACACCTTCTGTCGAGTCAGGCTCGTCCCGCACAGGGAGCATTCCTTCAGCTCGCGGCCATGCTGGTCATACCGGGCGTGGACGAGGCCGCACTCGGGGCAGTCGGTGAACAGGTAGCCGGAGAAGTCATAGCCGGGACAGCCCGCCCGGTGGTCCTGGCGGCGGCGGTAGAGCATCCGGCCGACGCCAGGCTCGCGGTACAGGCGAGGGTGGTTGTAGCGCTCGGGTGACCCTTCGATCCAGAGCCACCGGGCGTCCAGAGGGGCCGGGATATCGACTCCGCACCATGGCCCGCCCCGTAGCTCCGCCCTCAGAATGGCTCGACGGCCTCGACTTTCATGGAGCGCTCGATGTGCTCGCGGGTGCGGAGCGGCTCGGCCCAGTTGCGGGTCGGCACCGGCCGCCAGATCCCCTCGCGGTCACCGGCGATCTGCTTGACCACAGCATCGCGGGTCGCGCCGTCGGCGTTGCCGGATTCGACCCACGCGATCACCGTTTCGCTGGTCTGAGGGTCAGTGAGTTCTCGCTGCTCCAGCACCACATATTCGGTGGTCACGCGCTCCTTGGCTACGGCCATGTTGTCCTCCTCGGGTCGGGTTTGCACCCGGAAAGACTACGGCGACCAGCGGATGAGGTCTACTCAGCCTGCTCTGCGACCGGCTCGGGCTCCGGCTCGGCGTCCGGCTCGCTGCGGTAGCGGCGGTTGGCCTCAACCCAGTCGTGCATCTTGAGAACGTCCCGGCGATACCAGACGGGCGTGGCCTTCAGGTCGGTGGCGGTCGGCGGCATCACGCCACGCTTGATCCAGCGGCCGATGCGCGGCCGTTCGACCCCCAGAATGTCGGCGGCCTCGGCGGTCCCGACGAGATCGAGCTGCTTGACCGGCCTCCACTTCGGCAGGCGAATCTGCCCGTTGGCATCAGTCAGGGCTCGGCCTTGGCTCATGCGCTGAGAGTAGCACACGGCGTGCGTTTGCTGGCGCAGACGCCTAGTCATCTGCGGGCTCGTTTGCGAGCAGCACTTCCATCGCTGCCTTGAACTGCTCGTAATGCTGTTTGGCCTCGGCGTAGTGCGCTTTGTAGCTCGGGTCCTCGCGCGCGTCGGGGATCCGCTCCATGACCATTTCCAGCATCCCCATCTGCTCCTCAGCCAGGTCCATGACCCGAACCGCACCCTGCACCATCTTCAGCCACGCCTCGCGTGGAGTGATGCACTCGGCACAGACGGCCAGCAGTGCGCCCTTACCGGCGGCCACGTCCACCTGAATGTCCTCGGGCGAGTCCTGGTCGTAGCTGTCGCCGTCGACCTCGACTTCGAGCGGCACCACTGCCTGGCATCGCATGCACACCATCGTCAGCATCAGAAAAGTCCTCCTCGGTCGAATTGCCTCAAGTCTAGCACATGATGTGCGCTTCACTCATCGGTCCAACCTACGTCGGATGGCATCAAGCACTGGACAGATCCAGCGTCCGGCGGTGCAGCCCGCGCCGAGCGCAGCAAGCTGGGCTCGGGTGGTACGCGGCGTCAGCCCACACCGGCAGTGGCGAGCCCGGGGCTTGGCTAGCTCCTCGCGGATGATCGTGGCGAGCTTGCCCTGGCTCTCCTTCTGACGCTTGCGAGCGGCCTCCTTGCGAGCGCGGGCGAGCTGGCGGTGGCGCTCACGAGCGGCGCGCTCCTCGTCCTGCGGGGTCGTCATGGTCGTTCTCCTCGGTTCGGGAAGTAGCGCCCGGCGACTGATCGCGCCGCCGGGCACCAGGGGTCAGTGGGGGAAGCGCTGGATCAGATCCTCCTGCGCCACATCGGGTGTCTCGCGCAACACCCGGACGCACTCGCGATGGATCGAGCCGCGCCCTGACAGGCGCAGCACCGACTCCGGCAGGTGCCCCAGTCGGCGGCGACACAGTGCCTCAGCGGCGACGTGGCCGGTGAACAGCGGCTCGGGTCCGGTTTCGGCCAGGGTGCCTCCGAGCCCACGCGCGCGGATCGCCTCGGCGACCTCCGCGCGCGTCTGGGTCGGCACCACGGCAGCGTCCTGCGGGTCGAGCGCCTTGAGCAGCTCGGCGTCGTAGATGCCGTGGCTGTCAACCTCTGTGTCCAGCCAGTCGGCTAGTTCCTTGTTGGTCATATTCACCCCCCTTCTCCTCGGTCGGGTTGGTAAGTCATCAACCTGACAGTCGTCGCGTGCCAAGGTGGTAACCACCACAGAACTCGCACGGACCATAGATTTTGAGGTGCAGATACCCGTATAGCGCGATGAAGGCTTCGGCTCCGGCGTGTGTGTCAAACCGGCGTTTCGGTTTGCCGTCGCCCCGGAAGTGTTCGCCCACCAGGCGTCTGGGCTTGTAGTTCATGGTCACTCTTACTCCTTGGTCGGGATAAGGCTCTCCACATATTTTACCAGACTGTCAAATGAGGTAGCTCAGGACGTGAGCTAGCGCTGGCGTCGGGAACCCTCCACAAGCGCACGATGCGTGCTACAATGAACGAGTAATCCCGACCAAGGAGCCCAAGTGCTGAGCCAGACCGAAATCTTCCGCATCGCGTATCCCGCCGCGTTGGCGATCACCCGCACCGAGGATCCCTCCCCACAGCAGGCGAAGGATCACGCCAACGCCATCGCAGGCGTGATCGGGTCGGCCGTGAAGAACGGCGAGGATCCCGGCGCGTGGTTTCGGCCCTCGGTCCGCAACCGCCCCGCGAACGTCGCAGCGATCGAGGCCGTGCGGAAGGCGCTGAACGCCTGATGACCGCCATCGAGACAGTCCGCAAGGGCAAGCGCGTCGGCGTTAGCCGCGACGGCAAGGCCGTCGGCTACGCCGTGCGCGTGAACCGGAAATCAGAGCCGGAAGCGTGGACCGCGTACGTCAACATCGCGCAGCCGCCGTTTGACCTCTGCCGCCCTGGCTTCACCAGCGAGGCTGCCGTGGTCGCGTTCATCGCCAAGCACGGGGTGGCGCGATGAGCCAGAGCCGCGAGCAGGTCAAGGCGCAGATGCCTAAGCGCTGGAAGACCCTGGCCGAGAAGTCCGCCAAGCGGGTCGACGCGCTGCTGCACGCGATCACGCTGGCGCAGCTCTCGGCCGATCTGGACAAGGCGGCGCTGCGCAACGTGCTGATCGCGGAGCTTGAGTCGGCGATGTATCACGCCGCTCGCGCGCACGGGGATCCGCACAAGATCGCCTTGGACAAGAGCCGTCAGGGCCGCAAGCAGGCCGACGCGCTGGCAGGCTGGGCGTAAGCGACAGCCGGTTGCTGGCCACTTCCCGGCCGCCAAGTCCCCGCGGTAGGGTCGCCAATACACCCTGACCAGAGGGAGTCACCCCTCCGAGGGTGACCGGCCCCGCTTAGCCACGGGGCCGGTCGTTCTCCTCGGTTCAAACTCGTTACTGCTGCGCCGCGGCAGGCTCCGACGCGCTGGGAGCGGTCGTCGGCTCCGTGGTCGGGTTCGGCGTGGCCGGACTGTCAGGCACCTCGGTCGGCGTCGGCGATGGCTGCTCGCCGGGATCGACCGGTGCCGGGTCGGGAGCCGTCGCGGGATCCTGGGCAGGCTGTGCGGGGTCCTGCGCGGGGTCCGCGGGCACGTCCTCGCCGGGGGTTTCGCCGGGCTGCTCCTGGCCGGGAGCGTCGTCTTCGAGGACCTGGTCTGGCTGCTGCTCGGGCTGTCCGGTGCTCACTTTGCTCCTTCCTTTCGGGTGGATTAGGCCGACAACGCTAACTGGTCGGCCGGGGGTCGTGCGGCCCCGACCGTGGCCGCCAGCGTCCAGAGCTTGACGTGGGCTCCCGGAGGCTCGCCAGGCTCGGCGTAGACCTTCTCGGCACGGACCACACAGTTGCGGCTGTCGTCGCCCCACACGATGCCGGTGAGCGCGTCCTCCAGGGCGCGCGCGAGCTTCACCGCGTCGGGCTTGGTCGCCGGGTAGCGCGGCGCTGAGGGGAGCAGCTTGCCTGCGTTGCGGCCCTGCCCGAAGTGCCCGCTGTTGCGCTTTCGGACGACCGTGAACTCGACGTACAGCGGACCCTCGTACCGGGCGCGACCGCGCATCGCGGCGTTGGCGGCGTAGCCGATCGTGGTGCGCCACGCCTTGCCCGCGTCGCCGGAGTTGTCGCTCACCCACAGCTTCACGGTGCCGTCGTCGTCGGTGTGCATGTGTGGGTCCTTGGAGCCCGCCGTCTTGGGCTGGCCGACCACCTGGAAGCT